TTACCCCAAAGGATTCCCAATGGTTGGAAACCTATCGCGGTACGTTGGCACCGGAACGTCGACAGCAATAAGTCCTTGTTCGATCGAGGCAAGCAGCCACCCCAAATGCTCGGCAACAGGCTGTTCGTCTGCCTGGATATGGGCCACGGCGCACAGGTCAACCCGACGAAGAAATTCGAGGACATTCAGATGACCGGACTCCGCCAACGTGGCAATGAGCGAGGTCAAGACAGCACGAATGGCTTCAGTTGCTGCGAAGTTCGGATCAATGGGTTCCATCGGCGATTCATTGTTTTCCATGAGGGTGCTCCCGTGAAGGTTGATGACATGCAAGTTGCGAGCCTGCGTGGCCAGTCTACCGCAACGGGATGCCCCCTCACCCAACAGGGGGATGTGGCATGAGCCATATCGAGATCAAAACCCACTACAGCGCGGCCGAGCTGGCGGCGATGCAGCTGCCGGGGCTGCCCGGCACGATTCAAGGTCTGGGGATTCGTGCCAAGGCAGAAGCCTGGGAGGCGCGCAAACGCGCCGGTCGTGGCGGGGGATTCGAATACGCCCTCGCCAGCCTGCCCGCCGCGGCGCAGGACGCCATCAGGCAGCGCCAGGCCAAGGCGCTGCTGGCCGAGGCCAAGGGCAGTCAGGCGGTCACGACGCGTGAACAGCGCGTGGCGCGGCGCGAGGAGCAGCTGAACCTGACGCTGCACACGGTCGAGCAGCTGACCGATGCGCAGCGCAGCGTCGCCGAGGCGCGTTGCGCTCTGGTTTCGGAAGTGCTGAAGGTGGCGATGGTGCTGGGCAAGAAGAAGGCCGCCGCGCATGTGGCCGACGCCGCCCGGCAGCGTGCCCTGCCGCCGCTATTGCAGCAGCTGGTGGACCGCGCCAACGCCAAGAGCAACGAGGCGCGCGCGGTGAGCAGCCGCACGCTGCTGCGCTGGTGCAGCCTGTTCGAGAGTACCAGCAGCCCGAGCGAGCGCCTGCGCCGGCTGGCGCCGCAGCAGCGCCAGCCGGACATGGCGATGCCGTGGTGGCTGGGCGAGTTTCTGGCGGCCTACCGCAAGCCGGGCAAGCCGCCGCTGAGCGAGGCGTACCGCGCGTTCGTGAAGGCGCTGCCGGTGAACGAGACCGCCCCCAGCGAGCACGCGGTGCGGCGGCTGCTGAAGAAGCTGCCGCCGGTGATGCTGTACCAGGGACGCCATACCGGCGCGGCGCTGAAGGCGAAGCTGCCGTTCGTGCGGCGCGACTGGAGCCAGCTGGAGCCGGGGGACGTGCTGGTGGGCGACGGCCACGGCGTGAAGTGCACGGTGATCAACCCGGAGACCGGCAAGCCGCAGCAGCTGGAGGTGACGCTGGGGCTGGACGGCGCGAGCCGGCTGGCGGCGGGCTGGAGCATTGCCCTGTCGGAGAACGTGATCGCGGTGTCCGACATGCTGCGCCACGCGCTGACGCACTACCCGCCGTGGCTGATCTATTACAGCGACAACGGCGCGGGCGAGACCGGCAAGGTGCTGGATGCGCCGCTGACCGGCATTCTGCCGCGCGTCGGCATCCACCACGAGACCGGCATTCCCGGCAACGCGCAGGGACGCGGCCTGATCGAGCGCGCTTGGCAGACCATCACCATCCCGCTGGCGCGCAAGTACCCGACGTTCCGGGGTAAAGACGCCGACCGCGACACGCTGCGGCTGGTCAACCGCGACATCAGCCGGGCGCTGACGGCGGCCAGGCATGCGCCGGAGGGCGCGACGGTCGCGATACCGCACGTGCCGAGCTTTGCGCAGTTCGTGGCCGATCTGGAGGCCGCGATCCAGGCCTACAACGACACGCCGCACAGCAGCCTGCCCAAGCGCGGCGGGGTGCACATGACGCCGCGCGAGTACTTCGAGGCGTACCGGCGCCCCGACGAGGCGGTGTTGTCGCCGCTGGAGCTGAACGACCTGTTCCGGCCGACGTTCACCCGCGTGGCGCGGCGTGGCGAGGTGCAGCTGTGGAACAACGTGTATTTCAGCCACGACCTGATGAAGGTGGACGGGCAGCAGGTTCAGGTCGGGGTGGATATCCACGACCCGGCCCAAGTGGTGATCCGCACGATGGCAGGCCGGTTCGTGTGCCTGGCCGAGGTGGACGGCAACAAGCGCGCCGCGTTCCCGGTGTCGCTCAAAGACCACCTGCTGGAAAACCGCGTCAAGGGCCAGGTCAAGCGCGCCCAGAACAAGATCGATCTGGCCCGCGAGACCCTGACCCCGGCGCTGACCCTGGCGGCGGGCGAGGTACTGCCGGGTATCAGCGGCCGCGATATCGCCGGCGCGTTCGAGCGGCTGCCGGTGGTGCAGGAGGTGTTCGAGTCGGCGTTAACCCAGCCGGTAGCGGTACGGGTGGTTAACGAAGGGGATTTCGTGGTGCCGAAAGAACCGCAACAGCGGATTGCGCTGCACCGGAGATTGCAGGCGCGGGCGGAGGCCGGCGGGCCGCTGTCCGAGCGCGAGGGCAAGTGGCTGGTGAGCTACGCCAAGAGCCACGAATTCAAGGTGATGAATCAGAAATACGCCGAGACCTGGACCGTCTCGGCGTGATGTGAAGCAGGACTTTCAAGGGGAATTGTCAGAGATGAATGAACACGGCGTCAACCGCATTGCACCCATTGCCAACCTCGATCTGGTGGCGGTGGTGATGGAGAAACTGGTGAACCGGCAGGACGGCCTGCCGGGGCTGGCGGTGTACTACGGCCCGTCCGGCTGGGGCAAGACCACCGCCACGGTGGCGGTGGCGAACCGGTCGCGCGCCTACTATGTGCAGATGCGCAGCGCGTGGAACCGCAAGACGCTGCTGGAAAAGGTGCTGTTCGAGATGGGCGTCAAGCCGGCGGGCACCATCCCGGCGCTGCTCGACCAGATCTGCGAGCAGCTGGCGGCCAGCCGCCGCCCGCTGATCCTGGACGAGTTCGACTACGCCGCCGCAAAGGACGGGATGATCGAGCTGGTGCGCGACATCTACGAGGGCAGCCAGTCCAGCCTGCTGCTGGTGGGCGAGGAGCTGTTGCCGAACAAGCTCAAACGCCACGAGCGCTTCCACGGCCGGGTGCTGTCGTGGCTGCCGGCGGTGGCGGTGACCCTGGACGACGCGAAGAAGCTGGCGCCGATCTACTGCCCCGAGGTCGTCGTCGGCGACGACCTGTTGAGCCATCTGGTGGCGCTCTCGCATGGCTCGGTGCGCCGGGTGACGGTGAACCTGGTCAACGTCTACGACGCCGCGCTGATCGAGGGCTGGGACAGCGTCGACCGGGCAAAGTGGGGCGACCGCCCGCTGTATACCGGCGATGCGCCGAAGCGTCGGGGGGCGATCTGATGGCCGCACCCCACCGTACCCGCCAGCCGGCCGAGCTGGAAATGATCGGCGGCAAGGGCACGCGCCAGCGCTGCTGGGAAGCCATCCGCGCGCGACGCGACGGCTTCACCCTGCTCGACATCGCGCACAAGGCCGCTGCCGACATCGCCACGACCAAGACCTACCTGCAGGCGCTGGAGAAAGGCGGCTTCATCGAGGTCGGCAACCGCGAGCGCGGCGGCCACGACGAAAAGCACTACCGGCTAGCCAAGGACAACGGCCTGGAAGCCCCGCGCCTGACCCGCGACGGCCAGCCGGTGACCCAGGGCCGCGCCCAGGAACAGATGTGGCGCACCATGCGCATCATGGGGGGCGACTTCAACTACCAGGAGCTGGCCGCGCTGGCCTCGACCAGCGAGGTTGCCGTCTCGCCCGTCGCGGCGCGCGACTACCTCAAGCATCTGGCGCACGCCGGCTACGTGACGGTGGTGGCCCAGGGCAAGGGGCGCGGCGCGGGCGGCGTGGCCAACCGCTACCGCTTCAACCCCGGCCGCTACAGCGGCCCGCGCCCGCCGATGGTGCAGCGGACCAAGTCCGTCTACGACCCCAATCTGGGCCGCGTGGTGTGGCAGGAGGAGGCCGACCATGACGACCTCTGAACCGCGCTGGCTGGCCCTGCTGCGCGCCGAGGCCGCGCGAACCAGCATCGCCGCCACGGCCGACCGGCTCGGCTATAGCCGCACCAGCATCAGCCTGGTGCTGGCCGGCAAATACCCCGGCCAGACCGACCGGGTCGCCAAGGCGGTGGTGCAGCTGCTGGAAGTCCGGGAGTGTCCGCACCTGCGCCGCCCGCTGCCCGAAGCCGAGTGCCGCGCGATGGCCCTCGGCGCCGCCCCGACGCACCACCCGATGAAGCTGGGCCACTGGCGCGCCTGCCAGCGCTGCCCGTCCCGCCCGCAAGGAGACTGACCATGCAGACGCAAGCGATCACCGCCCTTCAGCCGAAACGGCCGCCGTTCAATGCCCAGATGCTGGCCGCCACGTTCAAGGTGGCGGCCGCCATCGAGGGGCTCAGCCAGAACGGCTTCACCGTGGTGGCGGTGGAACTGAACACGCCGGCCCGGCCGACCATCCGCATCCAGACCTGCGGCCAGTGCCGACGCCTGATCGAGCGCGGCGAGGCGGTGTATTTCAGCTACGGGCAGATGGATCACTTCGGGCCGTACCGCGAGGGGCAGTTCCAGCTGGGCGGCTGCCGCATCGTCTGGACGGAGTTCGGACATTGAGCACGGTGGAACTGGACGCCGCCACCCGGCAAAGGTTGGCCGAAGAGGTGGAACGGCTGGTGCGCATGGGCATGGACAGGAAGAAGGCGCGCCGCATCGTGTGGGACGACTACCTGGACGAGCTGGCGGCCTACGCCGCCCCGGCACCACCCGAGCCGGAGCCGCCGCAGCCCGAGCTCAGCCCGCCGCAAACCCCGGTGCCGGAGCCGCCCAAGTCCGCACCGCCGGTGACAAAGCCCGTCGCTGAGCGAATCGAAGATTCGCACGCGGCGCAAGCGGCACCGAAAGCGCCGTTCTTTACGCCGGAGCGGCTGCAGCGAAACCGGGCCGAGCTGGCCAAAGTGAAACGATTAATCGGACTGAGGAGTTAAACATGAACGCCATCCCGCAAGGATACAAACAGGACGCCAAGGGCCGCCTGATCCCCGTCGAGACCATCAAGCCCATCGACATGGCGCGCGACCAGCTGGTCGGCGAGATCGTGCAGAAAGCCCAGGCCGTCAGCAAGACGCTGGCCGAGTTCAAGACCGCGGTGTTCGCCGACATCGGCGCCTTCGTCGAGCTGTCGGCCGAGCGCTACTCGGCCCGGCTCGGCGGGGCCAAGGGCAACGTGTCCCTGGTGAGCTTCGACGGCCGTTACAAGGTGCAGCGCGCCATCCAGGACACGCTGACCTTCGACGAGGGGCTGCAGGCGGCCAAGGCGCTGATCGACGAGTGCGTGCACGAGTGGACCGAGGGGGCGCGCAGCGAGATCCGCGCGCTGATCAACGACGCCTTCAACGTCGACAAGGAAGGCAACATCAGCACCGGCCGCATCCTCTCGCTACGCCGCCTCGACATCCAGGACGAGAAGTGGCAGCGCGCGATGGACGCGCTGAACGACTCGGTGCGGGTGCAGTGCTCGAAGAGCTACATCCGCGTGTACGAGCGGGTCGGCGACACCGACCAGTACCGCCCGATCCCGCTGGATATCGCGGGGGTGTGAGACGGTCCGCAACAGCTTCCGACTTCAGAAGCGGGGGCTTCCCTGTAAACAGCGTCATCGACGTCGCACCAAGGAGAAAAGCATGACCAAGCAAGAGCTGATCAAACACGTGGCCAAACAGGCCGAAGTGACCACCAGGCAAGCCGAGGCGGTGATCAACAGCCTGACCGCCGCGATCCGGGATGCCGTCGGCGCCGGCGGTGAACTGCAGATCGCCGACCTGGGCAAGTTCGGCAGCGTGGAGCGTGCCGCGAAAACCGGCCGCAACCCCAAGACCGGCGAAACCCTCCAGATTCCGGCCAGGCGGGCGGTCAGGTTCTCCCCGGCCAAGCGTCTGAAGGACGCCGCCGCCGGCTAAGCAGCAAGCCGCTGGTGCCTGCGAGCTAGAACCCGGTGTCGAGCCGGCCGTCGTTTAAAACGGCCGGTTCCGCAACGCGTTTTAACGGAGTGACAAATGAGCCGCTTGCCGCTGGGCGAGACGAAGTCTCGCACGCATGCCGCCCTGGCGAAGATCCACATCGCCAAGAAAGAGCTTGGTCTGGACGACGCCACCTACCGCGCCATGCTGCAGAGCGTGGCCGGCGTGTCGTCGAGCAAAGACCTGAGCGATGCCGGCGTGACCCGCGTACTGGCGCACCTGCAGCGCTGCGGCTGGAAGCCCAAGGCTGCCGCGAAGGTGGGCAAGAAGCCCAGCGTGGGCCGGGGCCGCCAGGCGCTGGTCGGCAAGGTCGAGGCGCTGCTGGCCGAAGCCAAGCGCCCCTGGTGCTACGCCGAGGCAATGGCCAAGCGCATGTTCGGCGTGGAAAAGGTGGATTGGCTGGAGCCGGAGCAACTGGTGAAGCTGGTGGCGGCGCTGAGCTACGACGCAAAACGACACGGGAGGCAAGGATGAAGCGGGACTGCGTGCGAATCACCGATGCGCTCGGCGAGAGCGTGCGGCACCTGCTGCCGGAGACGGCCCGGCTGATCGCCGATCTGATCGGCCTGCCCAAGGCGTTGCAACTGATCGAAGCCTGGGGCGGCACCACCTTCCCGGTGTCCAAGAACCAGCGCCGCGACGGCCAGATCCGCTACGCGGCGCTGGCCGAGGTGGTCGGCGTCGACGCGGCCGCTATACTGACCCGCCGCTTCGGCGGCGAGGTGCTGTCGATCCCGCGCTGTGCGGTGGCAATGCGCGAGGTGCGCGACCGCATGATCCGCGCCGAATTTGACACGCTGACCCGCGAGCACCCGGCCGTCCATGCCGTCAACCAGCTGGCCCGGCGTTACCAGATGACCGAACGCAACGTGTGGGTGGTGCTGAAAAAAACCGACCAGGTGGGCGAGACACGACAGGCGGTGCTGTTTTAGCATGCAAGAAAAGCCATAGCCTCATGCTTATACACTGAAGTCCCTCACCGCGCCCCAACCGGGGCGCTTTCTTATTCTGGCGGTGTTCTACTCAACAGGATACCGTCATGGCCAGCCGCCGCATCGAAGACCTCCACCCCGACCTGCAGCCCTTGGCGCAGACCTTTCAGCGCCGCTGCGCCGATGCCGGCGTCGACGTGCTGATCTATTGCACCTGGCGTTCCGGCCAGGAGCAGGACGAACTGTACGCCCAGGGCCGCAGCAAGCCCGGCCCGCGCGTGACCAACGCCCGCGCCGGCCAGTCCGCGCACAACTTCACCATCCAGGGGCGCCCCGCCGCCCGCGCCTTCGACGCGGTGCCGCTGGTCGGCGGCAAGCCGATGTGGGATGCCAGCCATCCGCACTGGCAGGTGATGGGCAAAATCGGCGCGGACTTGGGCCTGAACTGGTACGGCCGCCCCAGCGCACCGTTCCGTGAGTTCCCGCACTTCGAACTGGCCAAGGGGTATCAGTGATGCGCCTGGCCGATCTGATTTCCAACCCGGACACCGGGCGCATGAGCCACACCAAGCTGTGGGCCAACGTGGCCTGCGCCACGGCGACCGGCATGTTCGTGTACCAGGGCGTGAAAGACACCCTCACGACCGACACCTGGCTGATCTACCTCGGCCTGGTCGGCGGTTACGCCGCCGCGCTGCGCCTGATCGCCGCCTGGCGTATCGCTGGGCGAAGCAAAGCTTCGCACGCAGACAAGGGGGCGGGCGATGCTTGAGCGTCTGAAGCGCCTGCTGGGCTGGCTGCGCTGTCTGTTTGTGCCGGCCGCCGGACAGCCCGCACTGACCAGGCGGCCGGGTCCGGCGCGTCCCGCCTCCTTGCCCTGGATCGTGCCGCTGTGCCGCAGCTGGCCAGTACCGCGCCACGGCAAAACCGGGGTGGCCGCGATCAAGCGTGCGGCCCGCAAGCGCCGCAACCGTCAAAGGAGCCGCCAATGAAAGCCCTGCCGTGGTGGGGCAAGCCCCTCCTTGTCGCCGCGCTGGCCGGCGCGGCCCTGTATGGCGCTGACCAGTTCGGCTACCGGCGCGCGGCCAACCTGTACGCCGGCAAGCTGGCGACGGCTGAGGCCGGGCACGCCCGCCAGTTGCTGCGCCTTGCCGAGCAGCGCCTGACCGAGCAGGCCGCCGCCGAGGCAGCCTATCGGCGCCTGAACGAGCAGGCGCACCAGGTCGGCTGGGCGCTGCTGCAAACCCGGCGGCAACTGGAAGTGACGCAACGCCAACTCAAGCAAAGGATTCCCGATGCGACCCGCACCGATGGCCCCCGCTTTACTGGCCTTGGCCCTGACAGCCTGCGCCTCTATCGACAGTTCCTCGGCTACCCCGCCAGCGGTGAGGCTGATCTGCCCGCAGCCGACGCCGGACATGCTGGTGAAGCCGCTGCGGCCGCCGGCACCGAGGCCGGACTATCGCCAGCCGACCTCCTCGAGCACGCCGCCGACTACGGCCAGTGGTGCCAGCAGCTCGACGCCCAGCTGAGCGCCTACCTGCGCCTGCATGCCGCAACCGAGCCGGAGGTGCGGCCATGACCGACATCTTCGACCGCGCCCAGGAACTGGACGAGCTGCACCGCGAGGCGGCGCTGGCCGCGCACCGGCGCGAGTCCTGCGGCCAGAGCTACAGCCACTGCGCGGACTGCGGGGAGCCCATCCCCGAGAAGCGCCGCCAGTGCGTCCCCGGCTGCACCCGCTGCATCGACTGCCAGAACGAACACGAGGAAAGGAGCGCCCGATGAGCGGCGAGAACAACGAACTGACCCGCGCCCTGGGGCGCATCGAGGGCAAGCTGGACATGATCGTCGACAGCCAGGCCAAGCAGAACGTGCGGCTGGACGCGATGGACGCGCGGCTGCGCCATGTCGAGCAGCAGGCGGCCAAGGCGGGCGCGATCAGCGGCGGCATCGTCGCCGTCGGCACCGCCATCGCCGTCGAACTGGTCAAGCGGGCGCTGTAAGGATGGCGCACTCCCCGGAAACGCGCGACAAGGTGCGCCGCCTGTACGTGTTCGACCGCATCGGGCTGGAAATGGCGGCGCTGCAGTGCGGCGTGTCGATGTCCACCGCCAGCCGCTGGAAGCGCGAGGCGCTGGACGACGGCGACGACTGGGACAAGCTGCGCGCCGCCGCCATTCTGGCCGGCGACGGCATCGAAAGCGTGGCGCGGGCGGCGCTGGCGGGATTTTTGACGCAGTACCAGGCGACGATGGACGCGCTGAACGCCAACCCGGACATCAAGGCCGAGGCCAAGGTGCAGATGCTGGCCAGCCTGGCCGACAGCTTCAACAAGACCGTGGCCGCCAGCCGCAAGGTACTGCCGGAAACCAGCCAGCTGGCCACCGCGATGGAGGTGGTACAGAAGCTGGCGACCTTCATCCGCGAGAAGTACCCCAAGCACGCCCAGGCGTTCGTCGAGGTGCTGGAGCCGTTCGGCGAAGAGCTGGCCAAAACCTATGGCTGAGGACGCGATGACGCAAGACCAACTCACCCTGTTGCTGATCAAGGGCACCATAGCCGACCTACCGGACGCAGACCGGCAGAAGGTCGACGAAGCCACCCGACAGGTGCGCGAGCTGCTGGCAATCTACCCGGAAGGGCATGCCGCGCTGGCGCTGGCCCTGCTGGGTGCTGAACTGGCGGCGAAGGCGCAGGCATGAGCAAGAAGATCAGCAAAAAGGACTTTCTGCAGGACGTCGCGCTGCTGGCGGCCGAGTACCGCCGCCAGATCGATGCCGAGTGCGACGGCTTCAGCCCCGATCCGGCCGCGCGCGATCAGCGCCGCTTGCAGGCGTTCGCCAGCTTCCGCTTTTTCGCGCAGACCTACTTCCCGCACTACGTCAAACACAGCCCGGCGACCGTCCACGACTACCTGTTCGACCGCTTCCAGCAGGTGGTCGACAACGGCGTCGGCGACCACGACGCGGTGGCCGCGCCGCGCGGCCACGCCAAGTCCACCATCGTCACCCAGATCGGCACGCTGTGGTGCATCGTCACCGGGCGCAAGCACTACCCGCTGATCGTGATGGACGCCATCGAGCAGGCGTGGCCGATGCTGGAGGCGATCAAGGCCGAGCTGGAGTTCAACCCGCGCCTGGTGCTGGACTTTCCCGAGGCGACCGGGCGCGGGCGGGTGTGGCAGGTCGGCACCATCGTCACCGCCAACGACGTGAAGGTCGAGGTGTTCGGCTCCGGCAAGAAGATCCGCGGCCGCCGTCACGGCCCGCACCGTCCCGACCTGGTCATCGGCGACGACCTCGAGAACGACGAGAACGTGCGCAGCCCGGAGCAGCGCGACAAGCTGATGAGCTGGATCACCAAGAGCCTGCTGTCGCTCGGCCCGGCCGACGACAGCCTGGACGTGTTCATCATCGGCACCATCCTGCACTACGACTCGGTGCTGGCGCGGCTGATCAACAACCCGCTGTGGAAGAGCGCCAAGTTCCGCGCCGTCGAGCGCTGGCCCGACCGCATGGACTTGTGGGACCGCTGGACCGAGATCCTGCTCGGCCAGGGCGAGGAGGACGCGCAGGCGTTCTACCAGGCGCACCGGCCGGACATGGACAAGGGCGTAGCGATCTGCTGGCCCGGCGGTACCACCTTCTACAAGCTGATGGTGAAGCGTGCGCGCGACGGCAAGGCCGCGTTCGACTCGGAGCAGCAGAACGACCCGCTGTCCGGCGACGACGCCCCGTTCGCCGAGTGCATCAATTTCTGGGTAAACCGGCTGCGCGAATGGGTGTTCTACGGCGCGTGCGACCCGTCGCTCGGCAAGGCCGGCTCCAGCCGCGACCCGTCGGCCATTCTGGTGGGCGGCTACAACCGCGCCACCGGCATCCTGGACGTGGTCGAGGCCAGCATCCGCAAGCGCCTGCCCGACCGCATCATCGAAGACGTGATCGCCTTTCAGGCCGAGTACCGCTGCGTGCTGTGGCTGGTCGAGTCGGTGCAGTTCCAGGAGTTCATGCGCACCGAGCTGGTTAAGCGCTCGGCCCAGCGTGGTATCCCGGTGCCGGCCCGCGCCGTCAACCCGCATGGTGACAAGCTGCTGCGTATTGAGACGCTGCAGCCGCACATGGCCAACGGTCTGATCCGGCTGCATCCGAGCCAGCACACGCTGATCGAGCAGCTACGCCACTTCCCCAAAGCCGACCACGACGACGGCCCCGACGCCCTGCACATGCTGTGGGCCGGGGCGCTGTCCGGCGGTGGCCAGATCGAATACACCCCGGTGCCGCGTGATCGCGGTGCCGACGATGACTTCGGCAGCTTCTCTGCCGGGGCGTGGTAGGAGTGACAAACATGGCGCAAATTCTTGATCAGCACGGCAACCCCATCCAGCGCGAAGTGTTGAGCGAACCGCAGACCGCCCGCATCGGCTGGGTGACGCGCGAGTTCGCCGAGCACCCGTCGCGCGGCCTGACGCCGCAGAAGCTGCACCACATCCTGGAAGAGGCCGAGCAGGGCCAGCTGGCCGCGCAGGCCGACCTGTTCGCCGACATGGAGGAAAAGGACGCGCACATCTTCGCCGAGATGAGCAAACGCAAGCGCGCGATCCTGACGCTCGACTGGCGCATCGCGCCGCCGCGCAACGCCAGCGCCGCCGAGAAGAAGCAGGCCGAGCAGCTGCAGGAGTGGCTGACCGATCTGCCGGACTGGGACGACGTGCTGCTCGACTGCCTGGACGGCATCGGCCACGGCTTCTCCGCGCTGGAGATCGCCTGGCAGCGGCTCGGCAGCGACTGGCTGCCGCAAAGCCTCACCCAGCGACCGCAGCGCTGGTTCCAGACGCTGCCGCACGACGGCAACGCGCTGCGCCTGCGCGACGGCTCCGTCGAAGGGGCCGAGCCGTGGACCTTCGGCTGGGTCATCCACAAGCACAAGGCCAAGTCCGGCTACCTGACCCGCGCCGGCCTGCACCGCGTGCTGGCGTGGCCCTACCTGTTCAAGAACTACTCGGTGCGCGATCTGGCCGAGTTTCTGGAGATCTACGGCCTGCCGCTGCGGGTCGGCAAGTACCCGGCCGGCGCGACCAACCAGGAGAAGGCGACGCTGCTGCGCGCGGTGGCCGAGATCGGCCACAACGCGGCCGGCATCATCCCGGACGGGATGCTGATCGAGTTCCAGAACGCCGCCCAGGGCAGCGAGGAGCCGTTCGAGGCGATGATCGGCTGGTGCGAGCGCTCGCAGTCCAAGGCGATCCTCGGCGGCACGCTGACCAGCCAGGCCGACGGCAAGTCGTCGACCAACGCGCTCGGCAACGTGCACAACGAAGTGCGTCACGACCTGCTGGTCTCCGACGCGCGCCAGCTGGCCGGCACGCTGACCCGTGATCTGCTGTACCCGCTGGTGACGCTCAACTTCGGCCAGGTCGACCCGCGTCGCCGGCCGCGCCTGGTGTTTGATACCCGCGAGCCGGAAGACCTCAAACTCTACGCCGAAGCGCTGCCCGAACTGGTCGGGCTGGGACTCAAGGTGCCGGTGAAGTGGGTACGTGAAAAACTGGCCATCCCTGAAGCGCAAGCCGATGACGAGGTATTGGTTGCGCCACGGCCCGAGATGGACCTCGCTGAGCGAATCAAAGATTCGCACGCGATGCCGCCGGAGTTGCGGCCGGTGACAAAACAGGCGCAAAAGCCCACGGAGGCTTTGCCTGCCGAGCCGCAACCGAAGGCGAAAGAAGAGCCCAAAACCGCGTTGGCCGCATTGACCCGTGAGTACCGCGCGGTGCTGGTTAACGGGGATGGCCAAGTCGTCACGCCCGCCCAGCATGCGATAGACGAGGCGGAAGATGATCCGCCGCTGGCGCTGGACGAAGCGATGCGCAAACTGCTGCAGCCCGCCATTGACGCCTTCCGCGCCGGGGAAAGCCCCGACGCCGCCGCCGACGCGCTATTGGCCGCCTGGCCGCATCTGGACGCGAGCAACCTGACCGAGCTGCTGGCGCGTGCGCTGTTCGTGGCCGACGTGTGGGGGCGCATCAATGGCAACGCCTGATCTGAAATACGCCATCGGCCTGCCGCCCGAGAAGGCCATCGAGTATTTCGAGGCCAAGGGCTACGCCATCGGCTTCCGCTGGCAGGACGTGTGGGCCGAGGCGCACGCCCAGGCGTTCACCGTGGCCGGGGTGCTGAAGCAGGACGTGCTGGAGGACATTCGCGGGGCGGTCAGTGCCGCCTTGAAGAAGGGCGAAACGCTGGCCGACTTCCAGCAGCGGCTGCAGGCGCTGCTGGAACAGAAAGGCTGGTGGGGAACGGGGCAGATCGTGGACAAGGACAGCGGCGAGATCGTCGGCAAACGCCTCAACGCCCGCCGCCTGGAGACGATCTACCGCACCAATCTGCGTTCGGCCTATATGGCCGGGCAGTACCAGAGCCAGCTGGCCAACGCGCATAAGCGGCCGTGGTGGAAGTATGTGGCGGTGCTGGACCGGCGCACCCGGCCACGGCACCGCGCGATGAGCGGGCGGGTGTTCCGCTACGACGACCCGTTCTGGCTGACTTTTTATCCCCCCAACGGCTACCGGTGCCGCTGTGATGTCGTGACCTACAGCGATGGCGCGCTCGAGGCGCGCGGGTTGACGCCGTCCAACAGCGCGGGACGTCTGGAGAGCGTGGAGCAGCTCGTCAACCGCCAGGGTGAGACGCGGCCGACCACCGGCTACCGCGACCCGGCAACGGGCGAGCTGTTCACCGCCGACCCCGGCTTCGGTTTTAACGCCGGGCATGCCGCACTGTTTAAGCTGGCGCAGGTTTTAATGGAGCGAGGGGCTGTCGCTTCGCCCAGGTTGGCCGCCATGGCCGTGGGGGAAGCGTTGGCCCACCCCAAGGTGTTGCAGGCGGTCACGGCAAACACCCGGCGCATGGTGCAGACGGTGGCGGCCAGCCGCCAGGCGCGCGGCGAGCTGCTGCACGTCGGCGCGCTGACCCGGCCGGTGCTGGATGCCCTGGAGCAGCGGACACTACTGCCGGCCTCGGGGGTGTTGTCGGTGCGGGACGAAGACGTGCTGCACGCCATGCGCGACGGCAAGGAGCAGGCCCTGCCGCTGGCGTTCTGGGAAACGCTGCCGCAGCAGCTGCGCCAGCCGCGCGCCATCCTGCTGGACCGGTCGCAGGCCAGGCCGGCGTTGCTGTACGTGTTCGACGCCCCGGACGGCAAGGGCAAGCTGGTGGTGGTGCTGGATTACGAGGTGAAGGTGCGCAACCCGGAAACGGGCAAGAAGGAAAGGGTAACGACTAACCTCATCCGTACCGGCAGGGTTGTCCACCAAGTCGAAACGCTGACGCACGAACCGGCCTACGAGGTGCTGTGGGGCGAGGTGTAGGCGGCGCCGGACTCGAACCGGATCATACGGATAGCCAAGCTACCGTAACCTTTCCACTAGGAAACTACCGCCTGGAGACAGTATAGCCGTGATAGACATCGAGATCGACAGCCAGGCCGTGCTGCGGGCGCTGGGGCGGCTGGAACAGGCCGCCGTGCAGCGCGCCCCGCTGATGCGGGACATCAGTGAGATCATGCACACGGCGGTCAAGGAAAACTTCGAGGCCGAAGGCCGGCCCCGCTGGCTGGGCATGCGCCCCGGCGGGCGCGACGGCCGTCTGCTGCAGGACAAGGGAACGCTCAAGGGGTCGATCTCGGCGGCCAGCGACAACGACCACGCCGTGGTCGGCACCGACCTCAAGTACGCCGCCATCCACCAGTTCGGCGGCAAGACCCGCCCCCATGAAATCCGCCCGCGCAACGCCAGGGCGCTGAAGTTCGGCGGGCGCTACGCCAAGAAGGTCAACCATCCCGGCAGCGACATCCCGGCGCGGCCGTTTCTGGCGCTCACCGAGCAGGATGCGGACGAGATCGAGGCGGCGGTGGAGGACTACCTGCGCAGGGTCCTCGGTGGCTGAAAACCGAAAACGCGCAAATCGCGCTGGTGGCGTTATCTCGCTCGTGGACCGGCAAAGACCGGTCCTCGCCTTGGTCGCGTTTTCTAACGCAATTCTAACGGCCGTCACGACGCTGTTTCCTTTTGTGTGGGCGTTTCCCCTGTCATCGCTTGAGCCCGAATTCGGGTCTTGCCGGGCAAACCCACTGAAGTCCCTCAACTGATCCTTATTTGTCATGCCCTCGACAATGGGGCCATGGCACACAAAACACCGCTCATCGCCGCGCTGACGGTTGACCTCTCCCCACTCGGCAACGCCGACGGCGAGGCGCCCCGCGTCATCAAGCTGCTGCCGGCCGGCACTTTCCGCGCCCGCGACGGCCGTCCGGCCGAGTGCGCCGCTTGGAAGCTGGATGAAGCGTTGGCCGCCATCCTGATCGCCGAAGCCAACCAACGGGAGACGCGCTACGTCATCGACTACGAGCACCAGACCTTGCGCTCGGTCGACAACGGCAAGCCGGCGCCGGCCTCCGGCTGGTTCGGCACGCTGGAATGGCGCGACGACGGCCTCTACGCCACCGACGTGGAGTGGACCGCCGCTGCGGCCGCGATGATCGCGGCCAAGGAATACCGCTACCTCTCCCCCGTTTTCACCTACGACAAGCAGGGCCGCGTCACCGGCCTGCTGCACGTCGCCCTGACCAATAACCCGTCACTGGACGAGCTGCCTGAACTGCAGGTGGCGGCCTTGTCGCGTCTGGTTTCTTCAACCCCGTCCGTTACCCAGGAGGACTCCACGATGGACAAACTGATCGAGCCGCTGCGCTGGCTGCTCAACCTGCCGGTCGGCGCGACCGCCGACGACATCCAGGCCCAGCTGCAGAAGCTGGTCGACCAGCTTTCCAACGGCCAGGGCACCGCCGCCGCCAGCGTCGACCTGGTCAACCTGGTCAGCACCCAGCAGCAGCGTATCGCTGCACTATCGGCCAACCAGGTCGACCCGGCCCGCTTCGTGTCGGTCGAGACCATGCGCGCCCTGCAGGAGCAGGTTGCGGCGCTGACCGCCCAGCAGCAAGGCCGCGAGGTCGACGAGCTGGTGGTGGCGGCACTGTCCGACGGCCGCCTGCTGGCCGCCCAGGAGAGCTGGGCGCGCGAGCTGGGCAAGAGCAACCTCGCCGCGCTGCAGGGCTACCTCGACACCGCGCCGAAGATCGCCGCGCTGACGCAGACCCAGACCGACGGCAAGGCGCCGCCGGCAGACCCTGCCGCCTGCCTCGATGCCGACACGCTGGCGGTTTGCAGCATGTTTGGCAACGACCAGGCTGCCGTCGCGGCCGCACTGAAGGAGTAAGCCATGTCCGCCACCACGCAAGACCGCAACACCCCGCTGAAAGACGGCGAGCTGATCGTCGTGCCGGTCGCCGCCGGCGTAAAGATCCCGGCCGGCACCCTGGTGGCGGCCAGCGCCAGCGGCTTTGCCACGCCGGGCGCGACCGCGACCGGGCTGGCCTACCTCGGCATGGCCGACGCCTGCGTCGACAACACGGCCGGCGCCGACGGTGCCGTCAGCGTGCCGGTGCGTCGCGGCAAGGCGTTCAAGTGGGCCAACGACGGCGGCGATCCGGTCACCCAGGCCAGCCTCGGCCGTCCGTGCTTCATCGTCGACAACCAGACCGTGGCCAAGAGCAACGGCGCCAACACCCGTTCGCAGGCCGGCATCGTCGTCGCCGTCGACGCCGACGGCGTGTGGGTCATCTAACAGGAGCAAGCACTCATGATCGTTAACGCCTCCACCCTCAAGGCGATCTTCGTCAACCTGAAGGTCACCTTCAACAACGCTTTCGACGCCGCGCCGAGCCAGTGGCAGAAGATCGCCATGCTGGTGCCGTCCACCGCCCGTTCCAACGACTACAAGTGGCTGTCCACCTTCCCGCGCATGCAGAAGTGGATCGGCGAGAAGGCGGTCAAGGCGCTGGCCGCGTCGGGCTACAGCATCACCAACGACGACTGGGAAGCGACCGTCGAGGTCGACCGCAACGACATCGACGACGACAACCTGGGTATCTACGCGCCGCAGGCGCAGATGGCCGGCTTCTCGGCCAAGCAGCTGCCGGACGAGATCGTGTTCGAGCTGGTCAACAAGGGCTTCGCCAGCCCGTGCTACGATGGCCAGTACTTCTTCGACACCGACCATCCGGTGGCGGGCCAGTCGGTCTCCAACAAGGGCACCAAGAAGCTGTCGGCCGCCTCGCTGGATGCGGCCGAGGCCAGCCTGGGCGTGGCGTTCGCCGCCATCGAGCGCTTCAAGGACGACGAAGGCCGCCCGCTCAACATCAGCCCCAATGTGCTGCTGGTGCCGCCGACGCTGCGCTCTGTGGCCACCATCTTGGCCACCTCGGACAAGCTGGGTGGGCAAGACCCCAACCCGTTCAAGGGCAAGTTCGAAGTGGTGGTCGACGCGCGCCTGACCTCCGATACGGCGTGGTTCCTGCTCGACACCACCAAGCCGGTCAAGCCGTTCATCTACCAGGAGCGCAAGAAACCGGTGTTCGTGCAGCAGACCGACCCGCAGGCGGACGGCGTGTTCATGCGCAAGAAGTTCCTGTTTGGCGCCGAGGCGCGCGCCGCCGGCGGCTACGGCTTCTGGCAGCTGGCCTACGGTTCCGACGGCAGCGTGGCGTAAGGAGGAAGGCCATGATCCGCATCACAGCCAAGGTTGACGGTTTCCGCCGGGCGGGTGTGGCCCACCCGGCGACGCCGACCGACTACCCCGACGACACGTTTACCGAAGCGCAACTTGCTGCTCTGCAGGACGAGCCGATGCTGGTCGTCGAGGTTATCGCCGACGAAAAGGCCGGCGAAACCGGCTCTGCGGCCAAATCCGCCCGAGCTGGCGCCAGGCGGCAGCAAGGAGGCGCCTGATGTACGCCACCCGCGACGACATGGTGAAGCGCTTCGGCGAGAAGGAGGTCATCGCGCTGACCGACCGCGACTACACCGGCCAGATCGACGAGGCGGTGCTGAGCGAGGCGCTGGCGGATGCCGGCGTGGAGATCGACGGCTATATCGGCGGCCGCTATCCGCTGCCGCTGGCGACGCCGCCGAAGATCCTCACCGGCTACGCCTGCGACATCGCCCGCTACCGGCTGTGCGGCAGCGGCACCCAGCTGACCGACGACATCCGCGACCGCTACCGCGACGCGGTGAAGTTCCTGGAGCTGGCGGCCTCGGGCCGGGTGACGCTCGGCGGCATGCCGGGCGGCGGGCCGGCGCCGGTCGACAACACGGTGCAGTTCGCCACGGGGTCGCGGGTGTTCGCCCGTGACGGCGGAGCGTTCTGATGATCCTGATCCAGACCGAGGACGCCATCATCGCGCGCCTGCGGCTCGGCCTCGGCCGCATGGTGCACGAGGTCGGCAGCTACGGCGGCGAACTGGACGAGGGGCTGGACGAGGCGATCCGCCGCTTTCCCGCCGCCTGGGTCACCTTCGGCGGCGTCAGCAAGACCGAGCCCGTGGCTACCTCCCGCCTGAAGTTCAAGGCGACCGGGCAGTTCGTGGTGATGGTCGGCGAGCGCAGCGTGCGCAGCGAAGCGGCAGGCCGGCGGGGCGGCCCCATCCAGGGCGAGGTCGGCAGCTATCCGCTGGTCTACGCCGTGCGCCGGCTGTTGTCGGCGCAGGATCTCGGTCTGCCCATCGAAGCGCTGATGCCGGGACGGGTGCGCACGCTCTACAACACCCGGCTGGAGCGTCAGGCGTTTTCGGTGTTCGCCTGCGAGTTCCAGACCGCCTGGATCGAGGAGGCGCTGCCGCGCGACTACTGGCCCAGCCCGCCGGCACCCGGTACGCCGGAAGCGGAGGCCAGCCCCGACGCCGTGTTCGCCCGCTACCAGGGCAAGCTCGGCCAGCCCGATCCCGACTGGCTGCGCACCGGCCTCAACTACCACCTGAGCCCGGACGACGGCCAAGCCGACGCCCGGGACCTCCTGACAAGGAGCGAACCATGAAAGTGCAAGCCGCGCCCGGCATCCAGGTGCCGAAGGAAGACCAGCCGCGCGAGTTCATCACCTCGGCCTGCGCGGTCGAGGTGCCGCGCAGCGCCTACTACCTGCGCATCGTGGCAGACGGCGATCTGATCGACGTCGACGCCGCCGCGAGCGCCAAATCCAGCGTCAAAGCGAAAGGAGACGCCTGATGGCCAGCCCGAACATCAGCTTCGACAGCATCCCGTCCAGCCTCCGCAAGCCGGGCAAGTATTTCGAGTTCAACACCAAGCTGGCGGTGCGCACGCTGCCGGGCAACCTGCAGAAGGTGCTGGCCATCGGCCAGCGCCTGGCCAGCGGCAGCCAGCCGGCGCTGGAGCCGGTCGACGTGTTCAGCGACGAGCAGGCGGCGCAGCTGTTCGGTCGCGGCTCCTACGCCCACCTGATGGCGCGCGCCGCGATCACCGCCAACCCCTACCTGCAGCTGACGATGATCGCCGTCGACGACGCGGCGGCCGGCGTCGCGGCGACCGGCACGGTGACGCTGGGCGGACCGGCGACCAGCGCCGGTGTCGTGAGCCTCTACGTCGGCGCCAGCCGGGTCGACGTGGCGGTGGCCAGCGGCGACGCCGCCGCCACGGTGGCCACGGCGCTCAAGGCCGCCCTGGACAAGCAGACCGATCTGCCGGTGACGGCCTCCGTCGCCGCGGCCGTCGTCACCTTGACCGCCCGTCACAAGGGCGCCGCCGGCAACGGCATCAAGCTCAAGGCGGTCAGCAGCGCCGCCGGCGTCACCGCCGCCGTGGTGGCGATGGCGAACGGCGCGGCCGACCCCGACCTCGCCCCGGCGCTGGCGGCGGTGGTCGGCGGCGGTCATCACATCGTGGTCAGCCCGTTCGCCGATCAAACTGCGCTGACGGCCGTGCGCAGCCACCTGGAGTTCGTGTCCGGCCCGATGGAGCAGCGCGGCGCCATCGGCACCTTCGGCTGGCCCGGCACGCTGGCGGCCGGCACCACGCTGGCCGGCCAGATCAACAGCGGCCGCATTACCGGTGCCTGGCACCGTGGCTCGGCCAGGCTGCCGTGCGAGATCGCCGCCGGCTACGCCGCCGTGCTCGCCAGCGAGGAAGACCCGGCGCGCCCGCTCAACACGCTGGAGATCAAGGGGCTGGACGTGACCGGCCTCACGGACCGCCCGAGCCGCACCGAGCAGGAGAACGCGCTCTACAACGGGCTGACGCCGCTGGAGATCGGCCCCGGCGACCGGGTGCAGATCGTGCGCGCGATCAGCACCTACACCAAGGACCCGCAGGGCGTCGACGACGTGGCGCTGCTCGACATCACCACCATCCGCACGCTGGACTACGTGCGCCGCGCTTGCCGCGAGCGCATCGCGCTGCGCTTCCCGCGCGAGAAGCTGTCCGAACGGACCCCCGACAAGGTGCGCTCCGAGCTGCTGGACGTGCTCTACAAGCTCGAGGAGCTGGAGATCGTCGAGGCGGTCGAGGCCAACAAGGACGGCCTGATCGTCGAGCGCGACAGCCAGGACGCGAACCGGCTGGACGCCAAGATTCCGGTCGACGTGGTCAACGGCCTGCACGTGTTCGCCGGCCGCATCGACCTCTTGCTGTAAGGAAAGGAGAACCGCATGGCATTGCAGGAATACGCCGGCGCGATCGTGCTGGAAGTGGACGGCCGTGAGGTCGAGGTGATCGACCTGAACGTCAACACCCGTACCGGCCGCAAGCTGGTCAAGACGATGAACCGCGCCGGCCGCGCCAAGGGCTTTGCCAAGGGCATCGCCGAATACGACCTGTCGATCACCGTGGCGGTGCCGCTGTCCGGCGACCTCGACTGGGAGGCCATCGAAGGGGCCAAGCTGACCGTCTACCCGGCCAGCCCCGGCGGCAAACGCGAGAGCTACCTCGACTGCTTCACTACCGAGGTGGGCGAGAAGTACAGCGTCGACAACGAAGCGCGCCGCGACCTCAAGCTGCAGGCGCTGCGCAAGGTGAAGGAGTAAGCCATGACCGAGAAGGACGCACTGCTGTACGGCGTGGAATACCCGGCCGGTTCCGGCCAGCTGCACTACGACTTCGAGCTGCGCCTGCCGACCGTGGGCGACAACATCGCCGCCATCGAGGCGCTGGGGGTGGGTTCCAACCTGCGCCTGAACACCGCGATGCTGGCCAGCTGCCTGGTGAAGCTCGGCGACATCCCGCGCGAGGCGATCAGCTACGAGCTGCTGGAGCAGAACCTGGTCGACGACGACTACGACGTGCTGGCCGAGGCCCGCGAGCGGCTCAAAAAAAAGCGGATGCGGCCGAAGCCCAGCTCGCCGGCTTCCGGCTCGCCGTCGTCGCCCTCGGCAAGCACGGCCTCCCCGAGCCCCGCGTCCGCGAGCTGAACGCGGCCGAGTTCGAAGGCTATCTTGCCGCCGTCAACCGCCTGTACGGCGGCAAGGCCAGCCCCAAGGACGGCGGCGAGACCCGCACCATTAAATCGCAGCGCAGGAAGAAGCCCCGTTAACCATGTCCCGTAACCCGGAAGTCGCCCTCACGCTCAGGGCCCGCGACGAAGCCTCGCGCCCCGTCGCGCGCGCCATGCAGGATCTGGAACGACAGACGCAGCGCGCCGAAAAGGCCGTGGTCGGCCTGTCGCGCGAGAGCCAGCGCATGGCCAGCGCACGCGAGCAGCTGGGCGTGCGCGCCGAGCGGGCGATCCAGCGCGAGATCCAGCAAACCGAGGCCGCCTACAAGCGCCTGGCGGCCAGCGGCACGTTGTCGGCCAAGGAGCAGGCGCGCGCCTACGAGGCGATGCGCGACAAGGTGGCGGGCCTGCGCCGCGAGATGGCCGGCGTGAGCCAGTTGCAGCGCGGCATGGTGGCCGGGGCCAAGGGGCTGGCCGCAGGCGCGGCGGCGGCCTGGGCTGGCGGCACCGTGCTGGCCAGCCCGATGCGTCGGGTGGCCAGCTACGACATGCGCCTGGCGCAGATGGCCAACACCGCCTTCAACGATACCGAGGTCAACGGCCGCAAGCTGTCGGTCGAAGAGCAACTGGATGCCCGCCGAAAAGGCAAAGTGCAGCTCGAAAAATATATCCGAGCCGGTACGGATGAAGGTGGCACTCGCGATGACAACTTAGCTGCGCTCGACAAGCTGATCGCGCGTGGCATCTTCTCGCCGCAGGAGGCTGGCAAGCTGCTGCCGATGATCAGCAAGGCGGCCACGGCCGCCGGCTCCAGCGCCGAGGAAATGACCGGCGTGGTCATGGCGGCGGTGCAGAACGCCAAGATCCCGGTCGAACAGATCCCGAAGGCGCTGGGTATGGCTCTGAAGGCCGGCCAGATGGGTGGCTTCGAGCTGAAGGACATGGCCACCTGGTTGCCCCAGATGCTGGCGATGGGCGGGCTGTCCGGCCTGCGCGGCACAGACGGCCTGGCGTCGATTCTGGCTGCCAGCCAGCTGGCCGTGACGGCCGCTGGCAGCACTGACGAGGCGGGCAACAACGTCGTCAACTTCCTGCAGAAGATCACCTCGGCCGACACCGCCAACGACTTCAAGAAGATCAGCGCCCGCACGATGGGCAGCAAGAAGAAGGGCGAGGCCGGCGTCGACCTGTACGGCACGCTGGCGCAGGCCCGCCAGGAAGGCGTCGATCCGGTCGAAGCGTTCACGCGCCTGGTGCGCAAGGTCGCCGAGAGCGACAAGGAGTTCACCCGCTTGCAGCGCATGGCCGGCGACGCCAAGGACGACAAGGAGAAGTCGGCGATGTACGGCAGCATGGCCGACATCCTGCAGGCGCGCGGAGTCGGCAAGACCATCCAGGACCGCCAGGCGATGCTCGCGCTGCTGCCGATGCTGTTCGACCCGAAAGCCTACAAGGACATGAAGGCCGGCATCCTGAAGGGGGACGAGAAGGATGTCGACATCAACCAGCGCTTCATCAAGGAGCAGGCCGGCTTCAAGTTCCAGCAAGGCGAGAACCTGAAGCAGCAAGGCGAATACGACTCCATCGGCAAGTTCAACGACGCCGTGGGCGACGTAGTCGGCAAGCTGACCGAGTACGGCTCCCAGTATCCAGGGCTGACCGCGTCCCTAGTCGGGGCGACAACGGCTGTCACCGCCTTGGCAGCGGCGGCCGGCGCCGCCGCCATCCCGATGATGATGGGCGGCGGCTCGGGGGCCGCCGGCTCGATGGTGGGCCGCGCGCTGGGCGGCGCCGGGGTGCTGCTGCGCGCCGGCGGCGGCGTGGCGCTGGCCGGCGCGGCCGGCTACGGCGTCGGCACCGCGCTCAACGCCGGCATCACCGGCGTGCTGACCGCGACCAACGGCGGCAAGGAGCGCACGCTCGGCACCTGGCTGTACGACCTGATCCACGGCGGCAAGGACGCCAGGCTGCTGGCGCCGACGCCGCTGGCCAAGCGCGACGCGCCCAGCGCCGCCGCGCCGATTCCGCAACTGGATATGCTGCAGTCCGCCGTCAACGCCTCGACCAAGCTGGATCTGGCCGCCCAAAAGATGCAGCAGGCCACCAGCACCCCGATCCCGATCAAGGTCACCGTCGACGTGCAGAACGGCAACATCGTCGCCGCCGTCAACGCGGCCAACGCGCAAACCGCAAGGAGAGGCTGATGGCCTGGGCCGATACTTTGCTCGACGCCTCGTTCCGGGGCGTCGCCTTCGACTGCCTGCGCACCCAGGACAGCGCGCAGCGCGACACCGCCAGCCACGAATACCCGTACCTGGACGGCGCGGACGTGGAAGACCTCGGCCGCAAGGCGCGCCACATCACCCTGTCGGCGGTGTTCTTCGGCAAGGACTACGAGAACCGGCTGCAGGCGTTCATCAAAGAGCTGGACAAGCCAGGCAACGGCGAGCTGATCCACCCGGTGTTCGGCTCGATCCGCCAAGCCCAGCTCACTGACTACCAGGTCGGCCACGATGCCGATAGCCCCGACTACTGCACGGTCGAGCTGACCTTCGTCGAGGCGACGCCGGGCAATCCGTTCTTCGTCCAGCAACTGCCGGCCCAGCAGGCCGAAGCCGTTAGCCAGCTCGCTGCAACGAGCCGCGCCAACGGCATCGAGGCGTTCGCCAAGGCGCTCGACGGACTCAAGGCTGTCCAGGGCAACCTGTCGCGGCTGAATGCGCTACGCGACGTGCTGACCGGCACGCTGGGCGCGATCCGCGGCCAGGTGCAGGGCATCGTCACCACCGCGCTGGACCTGATCGATTACCCGCGTGCTTTCGCCGCCGACGTGATGGGCTTGCTGTCCGGCATGGCCGACCTGCGCGGCTTCGACGTCGGCGTGATCGTGTCCGACTGGAAGAGTCTGGTCGGCCAGTTCGACAGCGTGGTGAAGCTGCCCGGCAGGGTGTCGGCCGGCTCGGCGTCGACGGGCGACAGTTCGGGCGGTAGTGACTCGGGCGGCGGCTTCGTCGCCGCCGCCAAGCCCATTCCGGCCAAGGCGGAGGACGTCGCCCTGGTGACGGCGCTGGTGCAGATCGCGGCGGCCGCCACGCTGGCCGAGACCGCCAGCCAGATCCTCGCCGCCGAGGCCGGGCAGCCGACGCTGTCGCCCCCGGAGGTCGAGCAGATCGCCGGCGACGTGCGTGCCGCGCTGCAGGCGGCGATCGACGCGCACCGCGCGCTGTACCCGCTCGAAGCCGCCCGCCCGCTGACCGAGGCGCTGAAGGACACCGCCTTCGGCATCCAGCAAGCCGCCGTCGCGGTGATCGCGGCGCGGCCGCCCCTTGTGACCCGCACCGTCGACGCGCCGGGCAACCTGCACCTGGTCGCGCACCGCTGGTACGGCGACTACCGCCGGGCGGCCGAATTGGCACGGCTGAATCCGCAGCTCACCAACCCCAACACCCTGCAGGCGGGAGACGTCCTCAATGCCTACGCCCGATAGCCGTTCGCAACGCCCCTCCGGGGACAACGCCGTCAGCCTGCTGATCGGCGGCCGCTTCCACAGCCAGTGGACCCGCTACGAGATCGACTCGGATCTGCTGATCCCGGCCGACGCCTGGCGCGTCGATCTGGGCCTGCCGCAAGGGCAGTTCCCGCCCGTCGTCACGGAGGGCGCGGCCGTCCAGGTGCGCATCGGTGCCGACACGGTGCTGACCGGCCGCATCGACGACATCGAGGACGCCGTCGACAAGGCCGGCCACACGCTGACCATCAGCGGCCGCGACGGCGCCGCCGTATTGACCGACTGTTCCGCGCCGATCTTCACCGCCAAGCAGGCGACGCTGGCCGAGGTGGTGGCCAACGTCGTCAAGCCGCTCGGCATCAGCCAGATCCGCATCGACGCCGGCAAGGCCGCTACCCGCGAGAAGGTCAACGTCGAGCCGGGCGACACCGCCTGGGACACGCTGGTGCACGCGGCCGAGGCCAACGGACTGTGGCCGTGGTTCGAGCCGGACGGCACGCTGGTGATCGGCGGCCCGGACTACAGCAAGCCGCCGGTGGCCAGCCTGGTGATGAAGCGCGACGGCAGGAACAACAACCTGATCAGTTTGCGCCGCACGCGCAGCATGGCCGAGCGCCACTCGGACATCACCGTGCTGGGCCAGGCGCACGGCACGGCGCTCGAGAACGGCAAGCACGCGCTGAAAAGCACCGTGCGCGATGCCGGCGTGGCGATCTACCGCCCGCGCATCGTGGTCGACCACGACGCCGAGAACACCGACACCGCCCGCGCCCGCGCGCGCAAGCTGCTGTCGGACTCGCGCCTCAAGGGCTTCACCCTGGTGGCCAAGGTCAGCGGCCACCGCACCAGCGACGGCCTGCTGTGGCAGCCGGGGCAGCGCATCCACGTGGTGAGCGAGCCGCACGGGATCGACGCGGTGTTCTTCCTGATGGCGCGCAAGTTCCAGGGCGGGCGCGGCCAGGGCACCACCACCACGCTGACGCTGAAGGAGGACAAGGTGTGGGTGCTCGACGCCCATCCGCACAAGCGGGGCAAGAAGCGCGCCAAAGGCCGCACCAAGAAGGGCGAGGAGCTGGAGATCGTCGATGTGGGCTGACGTAGACAAGCGCATCCGCCGTGCGATGGCGGGCGTGCGCCAGGCGTTCCGGGGCGTGCTGACGCGGGTCAACAGCGGCCCGGCGGTCCAGCTCGCCCAGGCCGATGGGCTGGCCGGCGAGCGGCTGCAGGACAACGAGCTGTTCCAGCACTATGGGCTGACCAGCAACCCGCCGCCCGGCTCGATGGCGGTCATCCTCCCGGTCGGCGGCAAGACCAGCCACGGCATCGTGATCGCCACCGAGCACGGCGGCTACCGGCTGAAGGCGCTCGCGCCGGGAGAGGTCGCGCTCTACACCGACGAGGGCGCCAAGATCGTGATGAAGCGCGGCCGCCTGATCGAGACCGACTGCGACGTGTTTAAAGTCAACTGCAAGACGTGGGAAGTAAACGCCAGCGACAAGGCCGACTTCAACACGCCGATGCTGACGGCCAGCCAGCAGGTCACCGCAGGCGGCCAGCTAAACGGCCACGGCGGGATGGCGATCAAGGGTGGGGATGGCGCGAGTTTCGAGGGGAATGTCAACCAGACAGGCGGCAGCTATACGACCGATGGGGATGTGGTGGCCGGCGGAACGAGCTTGCATGGCCACAAGCACAATGGCGACTCGGGCGGCGTAACAGGCGCACCACTCTAGCTGTGCTGTTCCTCTTCCACGCTTGCCGCCGGGCAGCTACAAGCAATGCAGGCGACGCTGGTAGTCCGTGCGATGAAGCTTTCCCACTGAATCCGCTCACGCTGCCCACCCCAGCCATGCCCCCGACAATCGGGGCATGGACGCTTTACTCGACCCGCAAACCGGCGACTACGCCGGCTCCCGCACCGACACCCTCGCCAACGCGGTCTACCTGCGGCTGATGACGCCGCTGGGCGGCTGGTGGGCCGACCCGACGCTTGGGTCGCGCCTGCACGAGCTGCAGCGCGAGAAGAACGTCGCCCGCGTCGACCTGCTCGCGCGCCAGTACGCCGAGCAGGCGCTGGCCCCCTTGCTCGACGACGGCCGCGCCACCCGCATCGCCGTCAGCACGTCGCGCCAGCCATCGCTGGGCGAATCACCGATTCGCACGCAGACCGGCTGGCTGGAACTCCACATCGAAGTGGAAGACGCCAGCGGCCGCGTCCAGCGCTTCCAGCATCCGGTGAGGGTCGCCTGATGCCGTTCACCGTTCCCGCCTTCGCCACCATCCGCGACGCGCTGCTGCGCGACCTGAAGAACCAGTTGCCCGACGCCGACACCGGCCCGGACAGCGACTACTTCGTGCGCGCCACCTCGGTGGCCAGCGCCGTCGAGGGGCTGTACCAGCACCAGGCGTGGATCGTCCGGCAGATTTTTCCCGACACCGCCGACCGCGAGTACCTGGAGCTGCACGCCCGCGTGCGTGGTCTAACGCGCAAGGCGGCGGTCGCCGCCCAGGGCACGTTGCGGCTGACCGGCACGCCCGGCGCGGCGCTGCCGTCCGGGCTGGTCGCGAAGCGGAACGGGCTGGCCTACACCACCACCCAGGGCGGCGTGATCGGCGCCGACGGCACCGCCACCGTCACCGTGGTGGCCGCGACCGCTGGCACGGCGGGCAATACCCCGGCCGGCGCCAGCGTCGAGCTGAGCGCCACCCCCTACGGGGTGAGCGGCCAGGCGACGCTGCTGGCGATGAGCGGCGGCGTCGACGCCGAGAGCGACGCCGAGCTACTGGCGCGGCTGCTGGAGCTGATCCGCCGCCCGCCGGCCGGCGGCAACCGCTACGACTACCAGCGCTGGGCGCTCGAGGTGCCCGGCGTGTCGGCCGCTTTCGTCTACCCGCTGCGCCGGGGCCTCGGCACCGTCGACGTGGTGATCACCTCGGCAGGTAGCCTGCCTTCGGCTGCCACCCTCACCGCCGTGCAGGATCACATCGACGACGTGCGGCCGGTGACGGCCAAGAACTGCCTGGTGCTGGCCCCGACCTTGAAAGTGGTCGACGTCAGCGTGTCGGTGCAGCTGTCCGGTACCACGCTGGCGGTGGCCCAGGCGCAGATCGAGGCCGCGCTTACCACCTACTTCAACCAGCTGGCACCCGGCGAGACCGCGATCAAGAGCCGCATCGAGGCGCTGGTTTCCGACCTGTCCGGCGTGGTCGACCGCGCGGTGACCCTGCCGGCGGCCAACGTGGTGCCGACCGTGGATGCCAGCATGGTCGAGTGGGTGCGCCTCGGCACCGTCACGGTGGGGGCGCTGTGATGGTGGGCCATGCAGAACTGCTGGCCCTGCTGCTGCCACCGGTGAGCTACGCGCCGACCGGAGCGGCTCTTCAGGCCGAACTGTTCACCGAAGGCAAGGCGCTCGACGCCACGCTCACCAGTGCCGACCGCTTCCAAGGCGCGATCACGCCGTTCTTCGCCGAGCAGCTGCTGCCGGACTGGGAACGCGTCTGCGGCATCACACCGTCGGCCGATGCGGCCTACCAGCAGCGGCTGCAGGCCGTGCTGGCCAAGCTAGCCGAAACCGGCGGCCTGAGTATCCCGTACTTCACCCGCTTGGCGGCCAGCCTTGGCTACACCATCACCATCGTCGAACCACAGCCGTTCCGCGCTGGCATCAACCGAGCTGGTGACCCGCTTTGGGTCGAGGACATCCAGTGGGTATGGCAAGTGGTAGTGGCCAGTCAGAGCCGCAGCTACCTATTTCGGGCTGGCCAGTCTGTGGCGGGTGAGCGTCTGACCTCCTTTGGTGACCCAGTCATTGAGTCCGTGATCAGCGACCTGAAGCCGGCTCACACCTTCGTTTATTTCGCCTATCAGGGGTAAACCATGCAGAAGATCAACACCGCCGATGGCCTGTTCGTAGACGGCAACCCGAGCACCGGGGCGCTGGGTACGGTCCTGACTGCCGACTGGCTGAACATGATGCAGGCAGAGCTCATCTCGGTGCTCACCGCCGCAGGCATCGCTGTGGATGGGGCCAAGTCCGATCAGCTCACCACCGCCATCCAGACCATGCTGCGCGGCAAGGCCACGGTGAACGTGGCCGGTGGGGTGAGCGTGAACCTGACCGCCGCCCAGTATGGCATGCCTATCCTCATTCTGACCGGCGCACTGACCGCCAACATCAACCTGATATTCCCGGCAATCAGTGGCGCATGGATCGTGCGCAACCAGACTACTGGCGCGTTCAATGTCACCTGCAAGACGGCTGCTGGCACGGGGTGGGTGGTCAGCCAGGGTTGCAGCAACGCACTGTGGGGCGACGGTACCAATATCTACGCTGAACAGTCGGACTGGGCCAATATCGCGCTCACCGGAACGCCGACTGGACCTACTGCCGCACCCGGTACCAGTACGACCCAGTTGGCTACTACCGCGTTTGTACAAGCGGCAGTTTTGGCTGCCAGTGTACTACCGGCCGGCATTCCCCTGGACTGGTCCGGGCTTACTCCTCCGAACTGGGCGGTGGTGCGCGATGGCTCGGCACTGTCACGCGCAACCTATTCGGCGTTGTTTACCGCTCTGTGCCCGCAACGCAATGGCACGCTGACCAATGGCGCCAACACGGTCACCAGTCTGTCCACCACGCTGGACATGTGGGTGGGTATGCCGGTGGAGGGCGTGGGTGTGCCGGCCGGCACGACCGTGGCCAGCATCACCAGTAGCACGACCATCACCCTGTCGGCCAATGCCACGGCCAGCGGCGTGCAATCGTTGCGACTGTTCCCCTTTGGCTACGGCAATGGTGGTAGTGCTACCACCTTTGGTGTACCAGATGACCGTGGCCTGCATACCCGCGCTTACGACTCCGGGCGCGGCTACGAGCAATCCACGCTGACGGCCAACACCACCAATGCCAGCAACGTGCTGACTGGTATTAGCAGCACGCGTGGCCTGTACGTCGGCATGCCGGTCAGCGGTGCCGGCATTCCGGCCAGCACCACCATCAGCGAGATCGTGAGTGCGGTCAGCGTGAAGCTGTCTGCCAATGCTACGGCGACGGCGAGTGCGGTCGCGCTGACGGTAACGGGGCGACAAGTCGGGGCAGAAGGCGCCGACGAGATCAAGAGCCACACGCATGCATCCGTGCCTTCTTACGCGCCAGGTGAGGGTGGAACATATGCCATGCAGACCGGCTCGACTTTTATTCCTAACTCAGTCACGGCAGCGACAGGCGGCCCGGAAAACAACGTCAAACGCCGCATCTACCTGCCGATCATCACCCTGGGAGCTTGAGCATGAGCCTGATCTACAACTACCACCCGGAGTCGGGGGAATTCCTTGGCCAGGCTGCGGCCAACGTTTCACCGCGCGAAGAGGACGTGCTGCTGGTGCCGGCATTTGCGGCGGTAGAGGCGCCGCCGGCAGTGGGCGCGCGCCAGTGTGCCTGCTACTTGGATGCCGCCGGGCAGGTGCCGGCTGATTACCAGAACGGTGCCTGGCAGGTCGTGGCGGACTGGCGTGGTGTGCCACTGTGGGACAAGCAGTCCGGTGCCGAGTGCTGGATTAGCAAGCCGGGGCAGGTGCCGGAAGAGATTGGTGCGACCGATCTGCCGTGCCCGTCGGCGGCATACCGTTGGCAGGGGGATGGCTGGCAGCTGGATAGTGAGCTGCAAGTCCAGCAGGCTGCAGCGGTGGCAACACGAAAACTGGCCGACATCAATGTGGCCGCTGGCTTGGCATTGGCTGAACTGTCGGCGGGTTATCCGGCGGGCGAGATCGCCAGTTGGCCGCAGCAAACCCGAGAAGCCGAGGCCATCGCGGCCAACCCGGCGGCGGATGCACCGATTCTGTCTGCTATCGCCCAGCAGCGTGGGATCGGTGTCGTGGAACTGGCGCAGCGGGTACTGGCCAAGGTTGCGGCTTACGGCATGGCCAGTGGTTACATCATCGGCCAACGGCAGGCGCTGGAAGATGCAATTGAAGCGGTAGAGCTGACCGCTGCCGATGCCCTGCAGCAGCTGGAGGCCATCCAATGGCCCGCCGTCTGATCCTGGTCAGTCTTTGGCTTGCTAGCCTGGTGGCCATGGTGCTGGCGCTGGTGATGGCACTGTTGCAGCTATTGGCCGGTAGTCGCCGCGCCGTGCGCGTGTTCGTCGGGCCGACCAGACGCTGAATGCGGCGCTCGGTGGTAGCGAGGACGAAACCATCAGTTCACGGGCGGGGAAAGGGGCGCAACGTGGCGTGTGGCGTTACTGCCTGCTGTGCTGGCTGCTGGACAAGGTAGACCCCGGCCATTGCCGGAACAGTATCGAACAGGACGAGGGCAAGCCCGCTGCCTGATAACGTAGAGAGACCGCGACCGGTCGGGTGTTGGAGCACCTGGCCGGCCAGCTGACCCGCAGAGATGACCTGCAAGTCAACCCGAGGCTGCCGCCTTCAGCGCTGAAAGCGCGGCAAGTTTAGCGGTTTTTTTGACACTTGCAGATGACAAACGATATTCGCTGCGGCCACTGCCGCCGCAAACTGGCCGAAGGCCGTTTCATTGAACTCACCATCAAGTGCCCGCGCTGCGGGCAAATGAACCACCTGATTACCCCTGAGCGCCAGCGAGCGCCTTGCCTTGGAGACCATGATGGACACCAGTCCGATCATCCCCTGGCTGGGCGGCAAACGTCGTCTGGCTGACAAGCTGTTCCCGCTGTTCCCCCCGCATGAGTGCTACGTGGAGCTGTTCTGTGGTGGTGCTGCGCTGTACTTCCTGCGCCAGGTACCGGCACCGGTCGAGGTGCTGAACGATGTGAATGGCGAACTGGTGAACCTCTACCGGGTGGTGCAGCACCACCTGGAAGAGTTTGTCCGCCAGTTCAAATGGGCACTGAGCAGCCGCGAGGTGTTCAAGTGGCAGCAGATGACCCGCCCGGAGGCGTTGACCGATATCCAGCGCGCGGCGCGCTTCTTCTACCTGCAGCACCACGCCTTCGGCGGTAAGGTGGAGGGCCAGAACTACGGCACCGCCACGACCACGCCAATGGTCAACCTGTGCCGCATCGAAGAGAACCTGAGTGCCGCCCACTTGCGGCTGACGGGGACCAATATTGAGCGGCTCAGTTGGCAGGACTGCCTGAAGCGCTACGACCGGCCGCATACCTTCTTCTACGCCGACCCGCCGTACTGGCAGACCGAGGGCTACGGCGTGCCGTTCGACTTCGACCAGTACGAGCAGTTGGCTAAGGTCATGCGGGAGTGCAAGGGCAAGGTGATGGTCAGCATCAACGACCACCCGGACATTCGGGCCGCCTTCAATGGCTTTTGGATGGAAGGGGTGGACATCAAGTACAGCACAGCCAACGCTCATGGGGCACCGGAAACCAGCCGGGAGCTGGTGATCACTAACTGGGAGCCTGAAGCGCTGTGCGGGTTGTTCTAA